TGGCATCACTCAGGGTTCCAACCGAATCATTTTGAGTCTCTGAAGAGTCCTTCTCGGTTACAGTGGAAACCGTGGCTGCGCCGTCCAATGATTCGAAATAAACGCCGTCTGTCATTCCACCGAGCAACGTGGTGTCAGTAATACATAACCCGCCAAGAATGTCGGTTTGGTCTGCATCGTTAATTGCTATTTCCGCCCCGAAGTACACCAGTGATTGGTTGCTGGTCAGTTCGTAGTTCTCCCCGATTGCCTGAATGCTTATGCCGTCGTTCTCGTCGGCAGCACAAATTAACCGGGCGAGGATTCCCGCCGTGTTAGATGCAGCCAATTCCGAGGTTCCAGTACCAGCTTCTACAACGGTGGTTGTGAATGCGTGGCTGTCGGTTCCTGTCCCCCCTTCCGCTTGCACCCCCATAGTCCAAGGGTTGAACTGAAACTTGATTACGTCAGGGCCGATGGCGTCAACCACCCTCATTAGATGGCTGCCAGCATCGACGTAATAATTATTTCCACCTATTCTTCTACCGACAACATTTGCCATTATTCGCTCCTTCTTCTAGTCCCGACTTCGCGGGACGGATTCCGCAAGCTGCGCCGTTTGCGCTTCCTCAAAGTCTGGTTCAGTTTTATCCTTTTATCCAAATCCGGGCGAGTTCTCATTCCTGTTCACTTAGAATCACTTCGGCCCCATCCCAACCCACGACACCATCGTCAATACTTACCGCCGGCTTGGTGGCTGTAACCGGTTCAGCTTTCGTAGGGGCCATTCCATACCTTGCTTCCTTGGTATGGATGCACCACTTCGCCCGAGTTAACAGGCAGAAATTCGAACCGCAACTGGAACAGACCCACCTATAGGGAATCTCCGGGGTTTCAATTCTTAGCACCGTTTCCGCTTGAGAAGCCATATTCTTTATCACTACTCCCATAATGTACAGAGAGGCGTCACTCAATCGACGTAGAGGTGCCTCTAAAGTAAAGGGTGGAGCTTACCGCCACCGCCTTTATTAACTTACCCCCAATGAATCAGTCGCCCGCATAATTTGCACCGTTCCGGGCGGTCACTCCACCGAGCATCGCAATGCCCGCAGTGGAGCGCACCGTCATAGTCTACGAATCCTTCCACGGCTTCAGAAGTTGAGGCCAATAGACCCTCGCGCCTCGCTTGGCGCACTTCCCACCAGACCGAGATGTCCTCTGGGTACTTCCCTGTGTACTCATACCAGACGGCTGCCTTGGCCTTGATTCGGGCCAACTGGTCTGGAGTCAAAGCCTCAAACACCTCGTCATACCAATAACGCAAACCGGCCCCCAACGATTGGTATGCGTTGACGCGATCCCACCAGACCGCTGCCGGCAAATCTGGCGGAACCTCGCGTCTATTAGCTTTTATAACTCGTACTGCCACTTCACCCCTATGTGTTGGTATCGACGTAGACCTGAGAACCACTGGAAGCAGCACCCTTCAGTTCCTTCTTCGGGTACACGTAGCCGTATCGCTGGAGTGCGCCGAACACGTTATCAACCCCGCTGTTTCCACCTTCGGCGACGTATTGCCTGACATAAAAAAACGAAGAGTCTGTATCCATGTCTTCCGCTCGTACCTCGATAATTACGAAATCACCGTCAGCGTCGATTGGGCTGTCGGTATCGTAGTTGCCACCGGACTCATCCGATGTCAAATCTTTGACCCCTGTTCCTGACGAATCGCTAGCCTGTTGGATTCTGCATTCGTCAAGGTCATCACCGGAGTCCCACGTACCCAGTTCCGTGTAAGCCTGAACACGGTCGAAACTTTCCATCGAGAGGTAACCGCCCGCGTTTTGTGCATTTGTCCCCCCAATGTCTGCGTTTTCCAATGGGTCGTAAATACTATGTTCCGAAAGTCTCATTCCCATAATTTCGTCTCCCTTCTTGCTCAGGTCTGACCAGATAGTATTTAGCCAGCCTCACGAAAGGTCTTAGGATCTAGTTGCCAGCGCGATGAACGGACTAAGCGTATTCGAACCCTGTCTGGGGGTTAATGCGCTTTCCAGCCAAGGCTTTCCGTCCACACGTTGGATGAATCTGTAAACAGTTTCGTCATTGGTGAATCGGACGTGAGGACTCGCTGACATCTCAAATCCCATCCTGTCTCCGATTACGTAATAGCTGAAGTCGGCTAACATGATGTCCCCGACGGTTCCGAGGGTTTGGCATTTTTCAGTGAAAATGACCGGTCGTCCAAAGATGCTAGTGGGTGGAGACCCCGCCACGTTAGCCATCCAGACGGATGACCCGCCGGTTCCTACGGCCCTAGCGAGGGACGCAAGCTGCGGGAACGTATCGGGATGGGCCAACCAGACCGCGTTTCCCTGACTTGTCGGTAGCAGTCTCGACCACATCTTATCGAGGTTTTCTGTCACGATTGTTGTAGCTGCTTGTCCTGATTCCTTGGACACGGAAACGAGGGCATCGGCGTTGAGAATACCTATGGGTTGCCCCGCGCCGTTCCCCTGAATGAAGCTGTCATCTTCGAAGTAGGCGAGAGCTTCTGAGAATAGCCGGTTGATTAACGCCTCCAGAGGAAGCGCACTGTCCATCAAAAGTTCATTGGATACGGTCGTGTACCCGACCAACTTATGGGCGTTTAGTACCACCTGACTGAATGAAGGCTCGGAAGCCGTGAATGAACCGGACTCTGGCGTCCAGTAAGCTCTGACTCCACCGTGAACATTGGATGCGTGGGTGGTGTCCTTAATCGACGGAATACGAACCGTGGGCGAAGCCATCGGCATCGTAAATGCTCGGGGTCGAACGACCGACATCTCCAATACCAAGGTCAGGAGATTTGCGACGTATTGTTCTGGAACTAAGAAACCCCCTTGGTCTCCCTGACCTTCGCCCAGCACCTTTAACCGCTTATCTAAACCACCTTGATACCGCTGAACGGTGGGGTTTATGCTCGTCAGGAAATCCCCGAAGGAACGGAACTGACCATTCAATTCCTCGCTCATTTTCCTCAGTGAACTCCGGCCTTGGTCACCACCAAGCCATCTGTTTCCCTTGGTCAAATTGTCTATGTAGGAAGTATCTGCGGGTTCTGATTTGGCCCAAAATCCCTTCATACCTCTGACAAGGTTAGGGTCAGCAAAGGCCGTGTCAGCCTCGGGAAGAAGCGCACCCTCATCAGGATGAGCCACACGCTGAACCGGCGTTCGGTCGCGCTGCGCCTTGTCCACTTCTTCCTGAGCCATTTCTTTGGCTTTACCGGTGATGTGTTCCAATAAACCCGGAGTGTCGTTCAGAAGAGTTTCTAGTTCTGCTTGGGTCTTAATCTCTGCCATTTAATGCCTCCCGTATTGCTACTTCTAAGTATGTGTCCAACATGGAATAGGACGCTGCCTCCACTTGAGGGAACGTCATATACGAATCTCTTATGGTCTTTAATAATGAATCTTCAAGTCGCTTTGCAATCTCATCTGCTAAAGCATCTATGACCTCGGGGCCAATGAGAGCAGCCGTATCAATATGAGTTTCATTGCCGGTGGCTAAAGAGGTCTCAACCGAGTTGAGGACTCGTTGTATCTTGTCGCGTATCAATGGGTCTAGGCCTTGACTCTTCAATGCGAGTTGCAGGGCTTCGGGGTTAGATGGAACTGTGACCTGTGAGACTTCCAACAACTCCTGTCCCTTGAACTCGTAGTTCGGCCACATTTCATCCCCGCCGTCCAGCTCTTTGGCCTTCGCCCAATCGGGGATGAAACCTACGGAAAATGCAGCCATGTTTTCATCGGACGCTAGGTAATACGCCCAATCCGCGACCTCGTTGCCCTTGCCAATAAAATAGCGGGCCTCACCTATCATGGTGGTTCCGTCCACCTGCATAGATTCCCACTTGCCTATCTCGCGTCGTATGTCGAAGTAGTTATGGTCAACCAGTAGGATTGGGTGTTGCTTGAACCGCGCTAAATCCCAGCCCGATTGCCGGATGATGTCGCCATCCCGGTCTTGGGACTCCGTGGAAACTATAGCCCTGATACGGCCTTCTCCGAGGTCTTTAGTTTCAGTCGCAAACTTTGAGAGGGTGGGAGTCTTAATCCTGTTCATAATTGTTGCCATACCCCCCGCAATAAAAAAAGTCCGAACCTCACAGAACCGGTCGTTCTGCTGGTCGGACTCTGGGTCACACGGTTAGCGGGTCAGGTTACAGGAACACACACCGCTGCTAGCGCTTTGCTGCTGATAGGACTTGGCGCACATAACCAAGTCCCACCAACAACGGGACTGATGCAAAGCACTATCCCATGATACGGCTCCGCGCCTTCCCTGTCAATAGCTCCCCCTATTAAGGACGCCACCTTCACCCCACGAAGGGTGGCGTCCTTAATATTTCCGCGGTCATATCAGGCACTAAAGATAGCGTGAGGATTAAGGACGCCACTGCAGCGGGGTATAAGATTTGGCGTTCTTAATGAGTTTCTAAATCCGTTGGTCTAGGGGGTTGACATGTCCTCTATGTTCAGGTACAATAGAAGTAACAAGGAACTAAGGAGTAAGTCTTGACCTAATACAGGTCAAGACTTATTGTAATACACACCAAGGAGCCATATATGATTCACAATTGCTGTCGCCCGGTCTTGGATGGTTTAATGGAAGAGGATGATTCAGACTTAATTCCCATTGGACACATTTGCCGAAACTACCCATATGTAATAAAACGGACTCTCAGAAGCGGTTCGCGTCTGCTCATCTTCGATTGTGGACATATACAATTTCGGAGAGCTAATGAATCCCTACCCCAAGCTGTTCCATTGCCAGACAAGTTCAAGAATTCGCCCCTGCTAACACAGGAGTCGCATGGATACACGTAGCTTAGATGAAGCTTTATATGAGGACTTGCGGTACACCGGTTACCATGAGCTAGCAGCCCAAGTCATCCAGACCGGGATGGGCTACGTTGACCGTTGGAACGTCAGTTGTGTAGGGGAGAAACTGCCAAAGGTTGAAGGCAAGCCTATAAAAAGGGAGAGGCTGGGTATGCAATTCTTGGATTTGGGCAATTTCAACTTCATAAACCCCGGCTGGATCTTGAGTCCCTGCGGGCGATTCTGGGCTGAAATGTTAGGATTAAACGCTAAGTGGTTATATCATAATGCGGGCGGAACCGGCAAACGTGGCAAACAATGTAGACACTCCCCCCGGCACCTGCGCGATAAATCCGCTCATAAATAACTCATTGAACCTTCAACGGCACCTCGGTCATCGTATCAACGGATACGCGGGTTTTGACGGTGGAGTTCACCACTAAATCAGCCGTGTCTATACCGTCCCCTGTCCCGAACGAACTGGCAGAATCCATCGTAAAAGCTCCCGCCTTCACGTAGTCTATATCAAAATTCCCGACTGAGCATTTCACCCCTTCAATCGTAAGCACCGCAATGCTGGCATCCCCCAAGAGTTCGATGATTACCCGGTCTACGACCGAGCCTTCAGAGACAAAGCTGCCGGCTCCCCGAGTGGATACTATTACTTGGTCAGCGATTGTCGAGTCGAGGGTTGCAGAATTTGTCCGACCGTCCACCACGGCTGCAAATGTCAGATTCGCAATCTCGGCATTCGCCATGTCGAAACTCGGCGCACTGACTCCGGTCAGGTGGATTTCATCAATGTACACCCAGCCGGTCGTCCCTGCTGCTCGACCTATGGACAGACACGTCGTTAATCC